AAAGCAATCAACACCGGAGACCAAGAAAACACCAAACAACTAATACAAATCACAGGATACTTCATAGGAGCCATGGTAACAATAATGGTCACATTCCTAGCATTCATAAAACTCACCTAAAACAAAAAAGAAGAAGGAGGAAAAAAAGGCCTTATGACAACACAATACGACTGGGAAAAAATCAAAAAAGAATACATATACGGCATAGAAACCGAAGACGGCACGAAAATATACCCCACCTTCCAAGACCTCTGCGACAAATACGGCTTCGCACTAAGCACCATCGGATCAAGAGCGAAAAACAAACACGAAAATTGGCGAAAAGAACGAAAAAAAGTTTCGGAGAAAATTGAAAAAAAAGTGATGGAGAAAAAAACCGAACTTGAGGCCATTGATATAGTTGAAAGTGATCAGAAGTTTGAAAGTACCGGTGAGGCTCTCCGTAAATTGATTGAACGTAAGATTAAAATTAATCATACCCTTCTGGATAAGGGGGAGCGTGTACGGGATTATGATTTGAAGAACCTTGGCGATGCTTTGAAAAGTGCTCAGGATGTTGTTAAAACCGCTCAGGGTGAGGCGGCTACTATCACTAAAAATGATCATAGAGTGGAAGGGTTGGATAAATCTATTTTAAACCCTGATTTAATGCAGGCTGAGATTGATTATGCTCTTAAATTGATTGAAGCTAAGGAATCCCGTTAAAAAAAAAGAAAAGGGGCAACACCCCAATATAATGCAGTGATTTGATATACCATGAATAGCCACGGCATTCTAGGATTAGCCCGTTGGAGTGTACTGATCAATGAAGGGGCATGGAAACCCCGGAACTTTGACGTGTTAATCATTGAATTGCTCAATTATGCTCTGCGAGGAAAAATTAGTAAAATATTATTAGGAGTTCCTAGCCGGCATGGTAAAAGTACACTGATAAGCCGAAACTTTGCTTCTTACTTCCTATCCCACTTCCCGGACGATAACATCATATTATCCAGTTACAGCCAACAGCTGGCCAGTGAGTTTGGCCGGCAAGTGAAAGACATAACCAACATGTATGGCCACCTTTCACCGTACAATGTGAAATTAGCAGATGACAGTAAAGCAAACAACCGTTTTAACATTCAAAAACCATACAATGGCCGGATGCTTAGTGTAGGGGCAGCTGGAAGTATTCTAGGATTTGGAGCCGGTTTATTCATCATAGATGACCCTATCAAAAGCGTAGCTGAAGCTGAAAGTAAAGCCTTACAAAGAAAATTAAGAGAATGGATAGGGGGAACAGCTAAAACCCGACTAGAAAAACGAAAAAACGGATTACCCCCTATAATGATAGTAATAGCTCAAAGACTTCACATTAATGACCTACACGGCATAATCAAAGAAACCGAACCCGTAATACCCGCCTCTGAAGCCCTAAAAACCCTAAGACAAGGGGACACCATAGACCCCAACACATGGGTTGACTTAAACCTCCCCGCTATCTGTGAAAACCCCGAAACTGACCTACTAGGCCGGAAACTAGGCGAACCCCTCTGGCCAGAACAACGTGATTATGATTGGCTCATGGCAGAAAAAAAGGCAATGGGAAGCTACCTATTCAACGCAATTTACCAAGGAAACCCACAGGAAAGAGACGGAGACATATTCAAACGGGAATGGTTTGAAGACCCCGTAACCCACAAACTAACCTGCACCATACCCCCAGAGGCCGTACCCCCAGATATACCCCTTTTAAGGTACTGGGACTTTGGAGCCAGTGCTGACGCTGGAGACGGCACCAGCGGGTTACTAAGCGGATATGATGGGGATACCCTCTACCTCATAGACTTAATCCATGGAAAATTCAGCAGTAGCAAAGTCCTGAGAACATTCACCAGGACCTGCCTGAAAGACGGGAAAAAAGTATCAATCAAAGTAGAACAGGAACCCGGAAGCGGATCGAAACTCTTAATAAAAAAATTCAGAAGAACACGGGAACTCAAAGGGTACAGGATTAAAGCAGATAAAGTCATGTTAAGCAAAAAAGTTAGAGCTTTTGATTTAGAGTCATTAGCTGAAGACAGGAAGGTTAAAATGGTTAAAGCTCATTGGAATCAGAAATTAGTGGATCAACTGGTGGCCTTCACGGGGGAAGATGGAGGGGAAGATGATATAGTTGACACTTGCACCGGCAGTGCCCGGCACTTCCTAAGACCACGGCGGAAGGTGATAGTATGAATAAGAAAAGTAAAGGCGGCCCTGATGCCTTCATAGTCACCACAAATGATGGGGGGTGGGATATAGTTGGCAGGGACGTTCTGGAACAGTACAGTATAAAAGCTGACACTGACAGCGAAGGAAGTAAACAAATCAAAAGTGATGGTTTTGACTATGAATCCCTCCACGAACCATTATATGACCCGGAACAACTCTGCGAATTATTAGAGCTAAACACTTTCCATAGTGATTGCTGTGATACCGTGTCCCGGGATGCCGGGGGTCTTGGTTATACCCTGAAAGGAGTTGAAGGAGTTGAAGGGTCCCCTGACAGTAAGAAGCGGGTTGAAGAGTTCCTAGAAAACATTCCTGAGGGGATTAACACTCTCCTTTATAAAAGGAATTATGACCGTCGGAGTATGGGTTATGGTGTTCTGGAGATAATACGGGAAAAAAGAAGCCGTTCCGATATTGTGAGTCTTTCACATATACCCGCACAGCATTTAAGACGGCATAAAGACGGGATGAGAGTTAAGCAACAGGTAGGGAAAGATACTGTATGGTTTGTATTGTACGGTAAAAACTTTGTAAATGGCCGGCCAGTGGACGTTCACGCTAAGACTGGAGAAATTCACCGGTACAACAGTTTAAAGCCAGAGGAAAGGGCTAATGAATTACTCTGGAGGATGGATTACACTCCTAAGAGTCATTATTATGGGTTACCCAAGATTATCCCCGCTATAAGAGCTATTCATGGAGATATAAGCCGGGCTGAATATAACACAACCTTCTTCAAAAACTATGGAATGCCCGCCTTTGCACTCATGGTGAGTGGGGACTTTGACCCCGGAATCACCGACCCTAATGACCCCGAATATGATGAAACTAAAACTTTACGCTATAAAATAGGGCAACAGATTAAAGAAGTAATGAAAAACCCTCACAGTGCCGTTTCAATCATAGTTCCCTCAGAGGGTGAAGAGGGTAACGTTAAAATAGAGTTAAAACCATTAAGCGTAGAAACCAAAGAAGCCAGTTTCCGCTTATTCAGGAAAGATAACCGGGATGAAGTACTAGCCGCTCACAGAGTTCCCGCTTATCGTATTGGACTCAATGAAACCGGCGCCCTAGGTAGCACTAACACCGCTGAAGCAACCCGGATATATAAGAACAGTTTAATAGAACCCCTTCAGAGTGATGATGAACATGACATCAACCTACTAATCCGGAACGAACTAGGAGTTTCAGATTGGCAGTTTAAAATCAGTGAAATGGACATAAGAGACATGAACCAGGACATTAAGATCGCAGGCCAACTCTTTGACAGAGCCAGTATGACACCCCGGGAAATGATACAATACTTTGGAGAAAGGTTCGGACTCCATGACGATCCCGGGAACCCTTACCTAGATGAATACTACCTCCACGGCCGTCCCCTGGACATGGTTTATAATGAATCCGCTGACCCTCCGGGCACCGGTAGCATACTAGGGGAAGATGATGAAGACATGGGAGGCATACTAGGAGGATATGATGAAGCCCTGGGAGGAGGAGATGATGACTTACAGGAAGACAATGAAAGCGGGGCTTTCAAGAACGCTTTTAACTGGCTTAGAAACAGAGTATCAGATGCGGTTAGCCGCAGAAAACGCTTTAGCTGGTAAACTTAGCAAATTATTCTCCGCAGCTGAAAAACAAATCCTGAAAGAATACCTGAAAGTTTACAACCCCTCTGAAATATTATCCTTCCAAGTTCATGACATACTAGCACCCCTCATACCTTTAGAAAAGAAGTATAGTGAAATTGTCCTGTATGAGAATATAAAAGCTTTCAGGAACGGCCGGGAATCCACAATAAACCTCATAAATCATCAATTAAGCCGGGGAAAGCAACTCACATTAACTGATTTTAATCAGAATGTTTACACTAACCTAGCTAATAAGACTTTCACCGCTTCAGCCCGCACCATGGCCAGAGTCACGCAGAATATTACAAAGGTGCTAGCGGAAACCTACCAAGAAGGGTGGGGGGTTAAAGACGGAGCCCGGAGGATTCAAAAACTATTCAGGCAGCTGAAAACCTATGAAGCCCGGCGTATAGCTCGGACTGAGATTAACAGTAGCCAGAATCAGGGCAGTTTCCAAACTTATTATGATTATAACATTGAATATCATCAATGGTGGACTGGACAGGATGCCCGGGTACGTGCAACTCATCAAGACCTCCACGGGCAGATAGTTCAAGTAGGCCGGCCCTTCAAGAATGGCCTGTTATACCCGGGGGATAGGAACGGCTCTATTAGTGAATGGATTAACTGCCGGTGCACTACTGTTCCGTATATTATGCCACTTGGTTTTATGGCCCCTCCCGGGGTGCCTTACTTTACTGAAGCTGAGATAGTGCGTATTCCTAATTTTAGCATTCCACGTGACATTTTAGAGTTTTAAAAGGGGGGATATGAACGGGATCATGTTAAAAAAAAAGAATTGATTAAGAAATTATGAAGGATAATCTGGAGGCATGAATAACATTGAAAAAAGAGAACAAA